AGCGTACACGTGTCAGGGTGGCAACACCGGGTCGGGTCAGACGCAAACGCATATAAAAAAATCACGCAAAAAAATTTGCTTAACGCGAGGAGACGCACATGAGGGCAACGAGATCAAGGGCAGGCAGGGGTGCCATGAAGGCCGCTAAAGCCATGAACAAGAAAAAATCCAAATCCAAATCACGGGGCAAGAAGAGGAAGTACTAGTGGTCAAGTTGAACAGACCATACAGGACACCGGGCAAGTCAAAGAAGTTTGCGGTCAAGGTCAAGAACCCCAAGACGGGCAACGTCAAGACTGTGAGGTTTGGAGACCCAACCATGACCATAAAGAAGAGCAATCCTGCCAGGAGGAAGAGTTTCCTGGCCAGGCATAGGTGTTCAACACCTGGACCACGCACATCAGCGAGATATTGGAGTTGTAGGGCATGGAAATAACGGAGGCAGACCATGGCAGGCATCAAGACCCGCAAGGGACAGCAGACCAATCACCAACGCTACTACGCACGGGGACAGGAGTGGAAGCCCACACTGGTGGTCACACCCAAGCGATTCGGCAACGGCACGCGGGAATTCATGGCCGCACAGAGCACCAGCACGGGACAACTGTACAAGAACAGCCACGGACTGACCGCTCCATGGCACTCTATCCCATTCACAGCCATCCCAGACAGCAACCAAGACTAGTCGCGGACTGGATGAACCCCCTGGACATACCTGGGGAGCGATTCTTAAATACCATAAAGGAGCAATATGCCAAGATCAAAAAAAGTTTCAGCACCTAGGGGCTACCACTGGATGAAGAAGGGCTCATCATACAGCCTGATGAAGGGCACTTACAAGCCACACCGGGGTGCCGTAAAGAAAGCCAAGTTCAAGACCACGAAGACACACCGAGGATACTAGTGCTTCAACCCATAGATCCCAACAAGATCAAGCGATGCGTCATAATTGGCAACGGATTGAGCCGCAAACTCATGCCGCTGGACCAGATCGCATGGCCAACCTTTGGCTGTAATCAGATATACCGTGAATTCCAACCCGACTACCTGCTGGCACAGGATCGCGGGGTGCTAATGGAGATGCGTAGGGACGGGGTCACTGAACCGGTGTACGTGGCACAAGAGAGTTACAGACGTTTCAGCACCAGCACCGAGACACAACTACACGACATGAGGGAGATCAAGTTTCCGCACGTGAGGATGAACTCATGGTTGACGGGGGAACAGGCCATAGTGCTGGCCGCACAACTGGGTTTCACACGCATCGACCTGATTGGGTTTGACGGAGGGGTGGAGAGCATGTACCGTGAACCACAAGGCACGCAACAACCATCCATTGACAGGTACCTCACCAACTTCAAAAAAATACTAGAATACTATCCCAAGATACGAATAAATATCAGCGTGGACAACCGCGAGGCCCACTGACATCAGATAATCTCTGGTTATTTGGTAGAGATATGATTCTACAAGCAAAGAACGTCTACAGCGAGTAGGGACAACCCCAGGGCCCTGAAAGCAAGGACACAATTCCCAGCGTTTATTATAACAACAACAACTAAACTACAGGAGACCATAACATGGCATTAGTAGGAGACTCGGGAACAAGTTTATCGAATTCGTTCGTAACTATGTTTTCAGATGATGTGAAGCAGGCATACCAGCAGGCATCATCAAAATTAGTTGATTCAGTAAGAGTTGTAAGAAACGTTACTGGTTCGACTTACAAGTTCCACAAACTATCAAAAGGTGGATCAATCAAAAACAAAGCGAGATACGAAGATATCACGGCAATGTCTGATACTTCAAAATCTCTAACATCACCGGGAGCATACACAGGTGGTACAGCACAAAACTCGATCGTGACTACCACATTGAACAACTTCCATTCAGGTGAGTACGTGGATGACATGGATCAATTCAAGACTAACATTGACTTGAGATCTACATTCGCACAAGCAATCGCTTCTGCCCTAGGCAGAGCAGTTGACCAAGAGATCATTGACGGGTTAGATGCTTCAACACCAACTAACACGGTGTCAGCGACTTCAGGATTAACTAAAGAGAAATTTTTAGAGATCCACGAATCAATGAACGCTCTTGACATCCCAACGGATGGTAGAGCAATCATCATCTCTCCACAAGCGTTGACTGATTTATTATCAGACACTAACCTTGTGACAGCGGCTGATGGCCTTGTGTCAAACACGGCTTTAGCATCAGGTTACATACCGAACGTGTTCGGATTTAACGTGATCATGAGCACATTACTGACGAAAAACTCTGTACAAAGAGACTGTTACGCGGTACACAGAGATTCAGTTGGTCTAGCACTAGCGGCTGACATCACAACTAGAATCGACTACGTTCCCGCTAAAGCATCGCACCTTGTATTGGGTACTATGTCAGGTGGTTCAACAGTTATCGACGCTGACGGTGTCGTTAAAGTTGAAGTAACTGAATAATAGAGGAGGATAACCCCTCGTTCTATATCAAGGCAGGCCCTCCGGGGCCTGTCTTTTTTTGTGCCCGATAAATAACTTGTAAAAAATAAAGGAATCACCAAGATGGCCGAATCAAAAGTTTCAATATCAAACCAAGCACTAACCAAATGCGGGGCCGCTACCATTTCATCATTGACTGATGGATCACACGAGGCCAACACCTGTTCAACCATGTACGACAACGTCCGTGATGGATTGCTGTACTACCAATTCTGGAACTTTGCCATGAAGAAACAGGCAATGAACAGATTGAACGAAACACCCAATGACAAGAACTACCTATACGCACACAGCCTGCCCGGAGACGTGGTCAGGATCAAGGGTATATTTGATGACAACGGTGTGTATCTCGAGGACTACGTGGTAATAGGAGCAAAAGTTTACTCAAACTCCACAACACTGTACATGGAATACGTACAGAACATCATTGAAGATGACATGCCGGTGTTTTTCGTGGAGGCACTGATCGCAAAACTGGCACTGGAGATAAACGAGTCAATAACCGGTATCGGAACACTGACGCAGAGGCTAGCCGGAGACTACGAGGCCAAGTTGAGAGCGGCCAGGATAGCGGACGGACAGGAGAACCCACCAACAAACATTGTACCTCCAGGCAGATACATTGAAGCACATCTAGGTAACACTGGTCTGACCAACAGGAGGTTAAGACACGGCAACACCTAAAGATGACGATACGGAAATATTCTCAAACTAACTTTACACAGGGACAGGTGGGACCAAACATATTTGGTCGTAGCGACACACCCATCTACAGGGCCGGTATGGCTGAACTGTCAAACTTCCTGATACTGCCGCAGGGTGGTATACAGAAGAGGAAAGGCTTTGAATTCATTTCCGCTGACCCAGACAACACCACCACACCAGATGGCAGTTCAACACTGACCACCACAGGATTCCACGCACAGTCGAGGCTGATACCTTTCAAGTTCTCGGACGGACAGGAGTACGTGATGATATTTGAACCATCAGATTCTGGACTTGGAACCACTGCCAAGATACACATATTCTACCAGGACACACGAGTTCAGGTACTGACCAACGGAGTAGATGGTAATGTTTTTCCAATAACCACAGACGAGATAGCAGACATTAGATACACACAGAGTTTTGACTACATGATACTGTGTCATCCCAACATCAGGACACTACAAGTCGTGAGGGGTGCCACCAACACGGACTGGACGGCCGGTTATCTTGCGTTTGATCACTTGCCACAGGCCAACTTCAACTTCGATGCCACGCTGACACCAGCATCAGCATCAGGCAACAACGTCAACTTCACACTGGCAGGTGGCACATACAGATGGGTTGATGCCGCGTGGCCAGACGGACACGTGAACTCACACATCGTGATCAACGGGGGCATGGCAACCATCACGTCAATCACATCACCAACAGTGGCAGTGGCCAGCATACAGTATGACCTCGTGGACACAGAGACGGCAGAAGGACACGAATGGGAGATAGATGCTTTCAGTAATCTGTCAAGCAGTTTGGGTGGGGGATGGCCAAGATCGGTCTCTTTCCATCAGAACAGATTGATATTTGGTGGTAGCAGAGACAAACCACAGACCATATTTGGATCACAGTCAGGAGACTTCTTTAACTTTGACAACTTCACCAGGGCAGTGGATGGATCAGGCAACGTCACTGGAGAGATCACCGACGACGCTGGACTACAGTTCACCATAGCCAGTTCAAGCGTGAACGTGATAAGGCACTTGGTGTCACAACAATCACTGTTCATATTCACATCGGACGGAGAGTTTGACATGTCAGGTGAACCTGTCACACCTTCTAACGTGCTGGTGAGACAACAGACATCGTATGGGATCGATTCAGGTGTTACCACACCGCAGATAGTAGACAATGAAGTGTTATTCGTGGCCAAGGGTGGCAAACAACTACGTGCTTTTGTCTACAACTTCAACACAGATGCCTACTCGGCAAAAAACTACACGCTGGTACACCACAACATATTGAATGATGCCACAAAGGTAGCACACATCAACAACTATGCCAACACCAACACCAACTACGTTTTTGTTATAAAAGGTGATGGTTCAATAGCAGTGCTGGGTGTGAACACAGAATTTTCAGTAGTGGGTTGGATGGATTTCACCACCAACGGCAACTTCAAAGATCTCTGCGTGGTGGATGACAGTTTGTATTCGCTGGTACAGAGATATGACAATGATGGATCAACCCTGAACACTGGTTTGTTCCTAGAAAAATGGACGGAGGACGACGTGTTCCTTGATTCATATCACACCACCAGTGCCACGGGATCAAGTTTCACGGGGGCACAGGGACTGGAAGGTAGGACGGTCAAGGTGGTAGCGGACGGACTGCTACACCCAGATGTTACCGTAGATGCGGCTGGCAACTTTGCCTTGACAAGATCAAGTTCGTCAACACAGATAGGACACAACTACACCAGCAACGCAAAAACATTACCAATAGTATTCAACGTACAGGGACAAAGCACACTGGGTGAAAAGGTCAGGAAGGTGCTTTGCGAACTACAATTACAAGACACCAAGAGTTGTAAGGTGGACAACATAGTGGTACCATTCAGGAACCTGGGCACGGGAATACTCAACCAAGGGATAACAGGATACACTGGACAGAAGAGGGTGAGATTGACCGGCTACACGACTACACCACAGACCACGTTCACAAGTGACGAACCACTGCCATGTACCTTGTTAAGTATGACTAATGAAGTCAAATTTGCGGGTGGCAAACTACAAGACCAAGGTTAGACAACCGGTAAGGCATCCATTAAACTTTGAACACTACGAATACGTCATCAACAACTGTCGGGACGTTGACCTACAAGAGATAACTCTGATGGGATACACTAGATCACGTCTCATAAGGAAGTTTGATGAACTGGAGGATGGTGTCACTGGTACCTATCATGACATACCTTTCCTAGCCGCTGGCACGCACATCATAGGTGATGAGTGTTGGTATTGGTTCATAGGAACACCACTGGCCAATGATTTCTTCATAAGGATATCAGGGGAGGCTGAAAATCTCATCAAGAGATCAATGGAACAACATCCAAACAAACGACATCTAGTACAGGTATGGAGCCGGCACACACAATCCGTACGGTGGCTAAATATGTTAAAGTTTTACAGATACGATAGTTACTATCAGGGTAATGAAGAAATATTTTTAGTTGAAAGGAAATGAATAACCTATGTGTGCTCCAAGAAATAATCTAGTCAAATTAGCCATACTGGGTGCCGCGGCATATGCCACAGGAGGGGTGGCCGCAGGTAGCATTTTCTCCACTTCGGGTGGATCACTGGCAACAGCACAGACAGTAAACACAGCATCAACATTGAGCAGACTGGCCACAGCGGCCAAATATGCCTTGCCGGTGATAGGCAGTGCTGGATCAATCTATGGTGGATACGTACAGGCCAATCTTTTGAGGCAACAGGCCAACATGGTTGACTACAGCATAGGACAAGACAGGGAAGCATTTGCCTTGCGTAAGGCCAAGAGACAAAGGGAACTGGTCCTAGCAATAGGTAAACAACGTGCCAGATACGGATTGACGGGTGTGACACTTGAAGGATCACCGGGAGACGTGTTATCGCTTACAGCGGCAAACTTTGCCGAAGACCAATACATAGACGCTTTCAACACATCAGGATCAATACTTTCCAAAGAACAGAAAAAAGACACTTTGAACAAAGAAGCCGACTACAGCATAGTGGGTGGATACACCAAGGCCGCACAATATCTAGGCACGCGTGGATTCAGTGATCTTCTGACAACACAAACCAACACTGGTACCACTTCGGTGGACATCACTAGCACAGAGGGATCATCATAATGTCTACAATACCAAGAACACCACCTAACGTACCAACACCAGGATCCAAACGTAGAGTACAGATACCAACCTACGGGGGTGGACTGACCGCGAGGAACACCTACAACGCTCCGGGACAGATGGGCACGGGCCTTTCAAACATTATTGAAAACGTCACCGAGACAGCACAACAGATTGACACGAGACTGGCCATAAGCAGGGCCGAACAGAAAGGTTTCAACGAACAAGAGAAAAATCCCAACTACGTAGCACCGGGACCAGCATTCACCGTCACGGGTGAGGCATATCAGAAAGGTGCCAACACAGCATTCATCACTAGGAAAGAAAAAGAGTACAAGTCAAAACTTTCAGACATCGCATTCAAAAATCAGAACGATGTGACAAAATACAACGAGGCCACCGAAGACTACAAGAACAAATTCTTGGCCACCATCCCCAGCAATCTACAGACTGACCTGTCGCAGGCATTTGACGAGAGTGCTTTTAACATCGGCATAAGGTTAGATGGGGAGATAAAAAGGAAACAGTACGAGAGTGACAGGGACGAGATCAAACAAGAATACCAGGATCTAGCATTTGCCATCACCAACATACTAGAAGCCAGTGACATGGAGCAGGATCCCACCAGCGGAGAATACTGGACTAATGGCACTGGATACGCGGACACATTTGCCAAGATGAAATCATTGGAAATGGTGTTGAGGGAAAGTTTTGGACAGACAGACTATGAGATGTTCAACCTAAAGAAAGAGGCCAGGATGCCCATACTCACAGCACTCGTTACCAAAGAACTTAATTCCAGGATGGATGATCCCACTGCCAGGGACAAGTTTATAGAAGATTTCAAATCAGGCAACTACAACATGAGCAACTTTGGAGAGGTGTATGGC